GTATCTGTATAATGCTGATTAATCAACCTTTTTACTGACCGAACAGAGGTTACTGCATTAGGTACCTCAAGATTGAGATTCTGAGGGACCTCTATTTGCCCCCCTGTGACCCGTTGGACTAGGTTCCCCTCATTCATACTCACAAAATACCCAACAGGGCCTGTCAACTTATGGGTTATTCGAGCATCAATGTGAGGGGTGATGTCTGTTTTATTAAAATAGTTCTGCTTCAAATAGCCAAGATTGACAACATCATTATCTACCGCCGGAGGAATAAGTACCTTAAACCCACCACCTGTTGAGCGCCGAGGAATCCATGCTCCGCCTCGCGGCTGGTTGCCGTTAGGCTCAATGACATCTGCTATCGCTTTTAATTTTTCGCCTGTTTGGGGAAGTGTTTTATATCCCTCAGGTCCTTGCTGCAAGGTTCGTTCGGCGAGAGCATTAATTTCGCTGATAGCAGAAGTTTTAGTAGTTGTAATTTCGTTTTGAGCAGTAGTTTTTTGAGTGCCAATTTCAGTCCTTGCTTGAGCAAGAGTATCTCTCGCTGTTTGGAGATCCGTATTTTTTGCAGCAAGAGTATTGAGAAACGCCTTCACTTGCTTGTCATATTCAACAAGTTGATTATTGAGTTTATCAAACTCGGGTTTATATTGACTTGCCTGCACAATGATTGGGCGGTTTTGGTTCCAAAACTCAATTGTTCCCGCAAAGGTTCGTGCATACTGATCCAGCTTCACAATCGCTTCGGAGAGTTTATCGCTCTCTGATTTTTGAGAGTTTTTGATTGAGGCTAATTCGTCTCGAAGATCAGTGATTCCTTGGTAGGTTTGCATGATACCAAGAAGGTTCCGCTTGTCTGAGATCACTTCTGATACGTCAGCGCGGAAGTCTGAGAGTGACCAGCCATCTTCAGGCTTTTGTTTAGCCTCAAGTGCAGCCAAGCGACTTTCAATAGACAAGCGAAACCTTTCTGTTTTAGAAACCTAATGATTAGGATTCTACTTCAAAACCCATAAGTGGCGCAAGTTCCTTCCAGCCAAGACCACCGTAAACAAACCGCATTGAGTAATCCAGCTCATCGTCACGGCTAGCCTCAAGGGTAACGCCGTACTTCACTTCCTTCTCAGCAGAGAAAGCAAGTTCATCCGGGTCAGAGACCTTGGTCTTCGGGGCATCGAAGATCATAAAGATAGGCTTTGCTTCGGTACCATCTCGGAAGATAAAGAGTGCACGCCGATACACAGTCTCAGGAAGATTCTGCTTAATGAACTGCGTCTGGGTGTTCTTCTTCACCTTCACATCGGTAAGGTCAATGCCGTAGTACATAGCAAGAGTGATCTTCTTGGTCTCTTGCATCTCGAACTTCGCCGACATGGTGTCTTTGGTAATGTCGGAACGGGTTGGTTCCGCCGCGCCGTAGCTTTCAACCTCGCTCTTATCGGTAGAACGAGTGAAGGACACACCAGCATCCTTCGAGGTCCAACCAACAGATTCATAACCGAGCTTAGCGAAGTTTACAATCTTGCCTTCATCGGTGAAGATATCTTCTGGAACCCGAGTGGTCATCGGAGCCACAAGAACGATACAGCTTAGACCCTTACGAATCAGGTTGCCTTTGGCATTCTGAAGGTCGCTAAAGGTTTCGATTGCTTCCACCACAGCAGTAGCATTCACCACTGCAAAGTTCTGACCAGAATCCTTACCCGTGGTTGCAGTATCATCAACCGTAAGAGTGGTGGCGGTCACCTCAATGGTGAACGGACCACCGGAGGAACCGGTAACCTTTGCGGAAGATTCGCCAGAAAGCTTACGAATCTCAGCCTGCATCTTAGCCGCGGTAAGCGGATGGGCAATTTCACCAGTAGAAGTACCGCCAACTACCAGCTTAATAGAACCAGCAAGAGTGCCAGTCGGAAGAGTCAACGTAAACTTAGTCAACTACAACTCCAATCTTATATCCATTTCACGCGAGCGTGAATTTCAAAACTTTTATCTAATTCGATTTCATCATCTAACAGAGGATCTTCCCGGTCAGGACCAGTGAGAACCACTGCAAAATCCACCAAAAAACCCGCTAACTCCGTGCCAGGGGAGGCAAGAATCCGCTTGGTTGCTTCATCACAGAGCATTTGTGCGCGCCTGAAATCCTTGGCGAAAAACTTTAACTGTAAACCCATGATGTCGGTGTACGAATCCGAGAGATAACCGAGCCGGCGCCGAATAAGAATGTAATCGAAATCTTTCATTCGGTACGTTTTCCTGCTCTGGGTCATCTCTTCATATCGGTCTAACACTTGAGCGCGTGAACCACCGATCTGACCTTCTCCAACTAGATCATGAAGTAGCTCATACATCATAGCTTCGAGATCTGGAAGTATGTAATTATCCACGGGTACCTGCCGACTGAATCGCTTTGGTGATTGCTAACCGGCGTTTCTCCAACTGGGTCACCGCTGGAATAAACCGCTCAGGAACCGTTGAGTAAATCTCGTAGGTTTGACGGTCATGTTTTGCACCGCTCGGCACCCGACGGCGTACTCGGATTGTGTCTTTGAGGTGATACCGTCCAGGGTGGTCATCACTGGTACCGATGTTGTATTTCAGTGCCTGGGAAACAATCTCCGCCTTGGCACGAAGAGCGCGGTTAAGCGGCTTGCTTCGTAAAAGCACCTTGCGCATCCCCCAGTAATCAGAGAAGTATAAAACACCTTTCCGCTGTCCAGAGGCTTGTTTGCGAAGACGATTTTGGTTAAACGCATTCGCCTTCTTGGTCTTATCGAAAGCAGGTATCCTAGCCAATGGTTCGATCCACCCGCTTTCCATTTAACCGCGCAATCATGACTTCTTTACCCGCTGTAATGCCTGACCAGGGGGAAACCCAATCCATGTCACCTTGGCCTTCGACTATGTAAACCTGCTTTTTCCCAACGTCATCTGTAAAAACCACATAGTCATCGGTAACAATGTCTTCGTCGATATCACAGTAAAGAGATTTACCTGTATATGTCGTTTTGTTATAAAACGGACTGGCATCTTTTACTTGAGTAAGTCGAGGAGAAACAATAGCTTGATGAATAACATGGCTTTTTACCAGACCAACAAGAGCCGCAGGCATGGACTCTTCTAGATCATCCTTTGGCGGAGTATTCACAGAGAATTGGTTTTTCCGCTTTCGCCAAATTTCAACGTCACCGGTATAATCCGCTGTGCGAGTGAGCGCCTCTAAAATCCGTACCACCACCTTTGATACCTTGGCCATTTATCCATAAGGTTCGTGGTAAACATTAACCCTGAGGTATCAGTTTTTGCCGAACGAACCATATTAGTGTCAGGGGCCAACATCGCTTCAAGTGCGGTAAGATCCCGAGCTAGAAACAGATTCTTAAAAGAGTCCTCAGAATCAAATTTGCTATAAGCAAAAGGGCCAATGGTTTCAGCAGAGAAACCATCTGGGTTATTGACCCGCCTTCGTACCGCCTCTGTAACCATAGCCGTTACGAAAACCCGCAACGGGGAGTCAGCCTCGTCAGCATCCCACCGACCTTTTAAAGTGGGATACCAACCACACAGCCGAGCGGAAATATTTTCCGCGTAGGCTGTGATGAGCTTTTTCCGCTGGTCTGAAGAGACCCCTTTAAGGAAGGGTTCTACGTCATCAACGGTGACGAAGCTAAAGGTCAATTACTCACTTTCCTTAAATAGCTCTGGGCGAACAGACTTGATATATTCGACAATCTCATCACGGGATAAAGACTTGTCAACCTCCACACCAATCTTTTCGGCATACTTTCGCCAAGTGGCTAAAGCTGCTTTAGGACGAGGGGGAGTAGGAGTATCTTCTCCATTTGAGGATTCAGGCTGCGAATCTTCTTGAGGCTCTTCACTCTCAGGAGAGGAAGTCGAAGCTTCTTCAGTATTTATTGCCGATTCCTCGGAGGAAGATTCTTTATTTTCGGAGGGAGAATCATCTTCCTTCATCTCTGGGGTTTCATCTTCAGAATGAGTTTCAACCTCGGGCTGCGGATTAGATTCTTCTTTTTCCTCCACAACCACAGGACTAGAAGATTCCTCTGAAGACTCTTGTTTCTCCTCTTTCTGCTTTTCCTTCTTAGCTTCTTCCTCAAGTCGCATGGCTTCCTTGAGTTCATCATTTGAAGGAATATGAACAGGAGGGGCAGGATTTGCCTCAGGATCTACTAGCGCAGGAGGCACTTCCTGAGCCCGATTATCTACACGAGGCTCAGCCGCTGGCCGTTGATCGAATATGGACGGGGGAACATACCACAAATCCTTGTTATACTGTTCCATAATCTCCGCTTCGGTCTTCTTATAGCGGTCAGGAACGTCTTCTCGCTTGTTGAGTTCCAGCTGCCATTCTCGCCGTTTTTGAGCGAGTTCATGACGATTACCAAGAACTCCAACATACATAATCGCTGACCAGGCTTTAGCTACTTCCTCTGGTGTAAACTTATCTGGCACTCCAGGTTCTGAAATAGGAAACACCGGAACATCATCGGAGAAAGCATAGTAAATATGCTGTCCGATTTTATCCTCAGCCCATTCAGGAACTAACTCCCAAACATCGAAGAATCGGAGGCCTTGATTGACTTCATCACGAATAAGGGTTGGGAGCACAAACCGGAAGCTCGGCATAGGAACCTCTTTATTAAGCTTGTGCAGCTTACCGTCTATGGCCTGGTCAGTCAATTAAATCACCTTCGCAGTGAAAATGTAGTTAGGCTTGAAGCAGACCGGAAGCATGATTGCATCGGCCATCACTTCCAAACCAACCGGGAAGGTGTTCTTATTGATGACACCAGCCACGAGACCAGGAGCCCCAATGCCCCCGTTACCCCCAACACCTAGCGCTTCTGCGCTCAGGGTCTCACCCCAATAGGTGCGACCCAAAGTAGAAGTTTCAGGCTTAGCCGGATCAGCGCTCTTAGTGGTAAGCAAGATGGTATCTTGCGGACAAAGCTGCTTAGTCTCCACCTGACCAGTATTGAGATTATCCACCTTGAACCGAGCAGTCGTTGCTGTCTGAACGCCGGGGATCTCAAAGATTTCCGACATGAGCCGCTCAAGACGAGTCCGATTCGTACGTGCGTAAGCAGGATCATTGGTACCAATGTAAATACCTTGCGCAAGCAGGTTAGCCTGCTTAGCTACCGTGGGATGGTTAGCAATGGCACGCATGACCTTCTCCGGCGCATGCATCACTTCGGGATAGAAGCCGTTCTCCTCGCGGTAGAGCTCTTTCCAGTCATAGATCTGATCTAGGGGGTTAGCGGTCGGATCAGTGAAGAGCTTCGGAGCGGTAATTTTAAATTCAGGCTTCCGGCCACAGTTAATAACCTGAGTCGGAGCGTTCGGCATTTGCAGCTCAACCTTGTCATTGTACAAGATATTTGCACGCTGTACAGCGGCTGACATAGCAATGGCTTTGGCTGCACGCTTTACATAAGATTCAATTGCTGGGGAAGCGATATCCTTCTTGCTATTTCGGATCTCGTACAGCGTCTTTTCATCAAAGACATAGTTACGAGAGATCAGTGCAAGCTGGAAGTATGCCTTTTGGGTTTCACCGAAACGCTCAGAGGTTGCGGTACCGGAGAACGTGCGGAAGTTTGCGACCACAATGTCGTCGATTTCCGGGCCGTACTCGATTGCTGCACGAATGTCTGAGACTTCTTCGCTGGGGAAGAGCTCAGCAAATGAGTCCGGGTTTTGCAGATCAAAAAGGGCTTGCTCACGCCGAGCAATGGTAGTGAGGACTTCCGGGTCCCAATAATCCCGGTTGACTACACCGTCTAGTACTGGCATTTATTACGCTCCGTTCGGTTCGATGTAAACAAACCGGGAAGGAATATCATCTTTTTCCGGTTTAAAGGCGGGAAGCCAAACCTTATAGATCGTGCCTCGCACAGCGACGCCGGTTTGGACATGTTCATAGAAATTAAATTGACGATCCTGGATTTCGTTGACGCCGAGGGTGAAGCCGTCTACTTTCTTGCCTGCTGTTTTTGCAGCAGCGTCAAACATTTTGTAGACGTCGCCGTCTTTGTATACAGGTACGCCAGATTTGAGATAGCGGGATACTCGGTGGTCGCCTTCCGCTTTTACTTCTGCGGTGATTTCAAGGACGCCATTGACACCCTTGTTCAGCTCCCACGGGTCCGCCATCCAGCGGCGATCGTCAATGTCTTTAATGACCTTGCCTTTGACGATCCCAAGATTGCTATTAACGGTTGCCAATAGCTTTCTCTCCTTACTGTATGTATTTGCCAAGCCCGTTGTCGGAGCCTAGCTGTTGTTTGTTGTTGCTTTTGGGGGGCTGCGAGGTTGCAACCCCCTTAAGCTGTGAAACTAGTTTATTAATTTGTTCCTTGTCAGGTTCACCTTTATCATTAATAAGTTTATCATAACTAATAAAGTCATGTAAAGTCTCTACCGTGGAGTTATCCAAGCCACTTGCAGCAGCCGCATTCACAAACTGAGCCTTCACCAACAAAGTCTGGGCTTCATTCACAAGTTTTTCTGCGGAATCATCCACTTGATTCTTAACTTCTTTTTGCTTTTCCTCAGGCTTCTGTTCAGTTTTTTGCTCTTGTTGCACCTCTTGCTGAGAGGAAGCTTGCGTCTCTACAGCCTGTTCCTTCGCCTGGTCAGTTGGCTGCTTGGTATCTTGGGACTCTTCCTTGGGAGCGCTATTCATTGCCCCCAACATTTCGGTCATGAGACCTAGGAACTTTTCTGCTTGATCTTGAGACAGTGCCATATTTTCTATCCTTTCGCACCAATGTATTCGACATATTCTTCTTCCCCTGGCTTAGCATTGGCACTAACCAAGGTCGGACCATATTCAGGGTGGTCAACCACTTTAAAACGTCCGCGTTTCAATAGTTTTCCGCTAGTTGAACCGCCGACCTCGTTGTAAAAAACTTCTAGATCTTCATCATTAATTGCTTGACCAGGATCAATGATCTTGCCGTCAACTTCAACGATTTCTGCCACTTCGCAGTGGCAGTTTGCATGGATCGGCAATAAATCTTCCCGGGTGTACATCATTGTTGATGCAACCACACATAAACCACAGGATTCCCCGCTCTTGGAAAGCTCAGGATGAATCACTCGCCGATAGCCTTTGACTTTATTCTTCGGCATACGCTTCATTGCCTCATGATGCGTATTGCGGCTAGCCGCTTGGACATCCTGACTTACCATTCGTTCTAGTCGCTCTTCTGCTTTTTGTTCAGCCCAAGTACGAATGATTTGCTGCTCATCTCGGGGACTGAGGAAGGGGACACTTTCGGAAGACGAATCTTTAGGCTTGCTTTGGGTAATTTGATCTTCGGAAGGTTTGGAAACATCTTTTGATCCAAGCTTGGAATCTTGATCCTGACGTTTCGATAGATCGGTCGGGACTGATTGCTTGCCTGCTTTCTCAACTCCCTGATCCTGGCTGCTGCGCGTTGGTTGTGCGTAGCTTCCGCCTTCAGTTTTGCCTTCTTTTTTGCCGGAACCTTTAAGCCTTTTTTCTGCCTGCTCAATTAATTCCTCCCAATTTTCCTTCCTTACTTCTCCCTTTGGTTGCTTCGCATCAGGAGTGATATAGTGCAACGGCTTGGTGGGTAGAACATCTGCTTTTTCATACGAAACTAAAAGCCGTTTGACAACTGGATCGTCTTTCTTGCGACGAACATTCTTCCAATACTCATCTGCTATGCGTGCATAGGCCGTCTCTAAATCGGTCTTGCGGGACTTTGGGATAACTTCAAGGCTTGGTAAAGCAGCCGAGAAGGTCAGTCCCATTGCCCTGGTCCGGGCTGTGGTGGCTGACCAGGTGACCATTTGGGATTGTCGAATCGCAGAGGTCACAATAGCCGCAGCCGATTTCGCAAATGTCTTAATCCCCGCCTTGGTGGCTAGGTTTGAGGTCCGTAAGATAGCCACAATCTGGTTGGTTGCTGCATCAATAATCCGCTGCTTAGCAGCCGCTACCGCTGTCGTAATGGCTGCTACTTGAGCGATGGAGAGCTCTTCCTGCTGCTCAGGGGTCAACTGCTCACCCGGGGCAACTAAAGGCATATCAGCAATGCTGGGCTGCGGAGGCAGATAGTGTGGATTGTAGAAACTATCAATTGGCGCTGTCATCTGCTTCACCTCGCTTCTGGGCAATCACGTCTGCGGATTGATTTTGCTGCTTCAAAGCGTTATCGTCCTGCTGAGTCATTGAATTAGCTTGTTTAGCACGGGTAAGAGGTGTGCCTTGATTTGACTGACTAATAACCTGGTTCCACAGAGCTTCATCGCGGATTTCCACTTGTGCGCGAGTAATTTGCTCTGGGGTAAAGTGCAGACCTTCTCGAAGTGCGGTAGAAATAGCAACGCCGTTTGTCACCAGGGTGGCGAAAGCAGCTGTCTTTTCTGTGAGCGTGTAGGTTTGTAGTGGACCCCAAATAGGCTCAAGCTTATTAATGTCGGCACGTTCTTTTTCGCCATTGAGTTCTAGTAACAGGGAAACGTGCCGCTTCCAGGCCGGTGCAAACCGCTTGCGACGATCTTCCACCTTGGCGGTGGAGTTTTCCCGCGCTGCGTCGGCCCCCGCAGAGGACTGATTCAGGCTGTCCGAGAAGTAAGACATTGGGGTGTACGTCAACGACGCTAGGTCTTGAACGTCCTGCTTGGCTGCTTGTAAGAACTCTTGGAAACTTGTTTGCGCTGACTCCTGGAAATTGCTTTCCTTCGGAAGCATCCAGTTAATACCGATACCGTTTTTGAAAACGTTATCGTAATCAATAGGTCGGCCTTCTCGGTCAAACTCTTTAAAGTTGCCAATGAAGACTCGTTGACGGAAGGCTTGCATGGTAGCAATCAGCAGCCGGTGCGCCACCATATGGTTAATACGGTCAATAAGTGAAGTATGTTCCTCGAACTCAGCTCTCGCGTCTTTGTTTTTGAGTACGGTCACTGGGATTCGGGAGACTTCTATCGGATCGTATTCTTTCCACCAAGTCCAGCCTTGGGAAACTAACCGATTGTATGGGATCTCAGTATCATAGGCGGTGATGCATTCGTGATCTTTCTTGGCTGCACGGGCACGGGCTTCTTCAATGGATAAAGTAGGAGTGACGGAGGTGATCTCTTTCACAGCCACTGCCATATATACACCACCAGCTGCTTCACCTGTAGCTGGATCAATCTCGCCACGGATAAAAAGATTGAGCACGTCTCGCTGGAGTGCTCGATCACGGTACATCACCACCGCTGCAATCGGTTCCCCGTAGGGGTCACGCATCACCGCTGCGTTGGTTGGCGGAAATACCTTCTGCCGTTTCGTGCGTGGGTCTACGTAAAGGTAGCTTTGCCGATAACCGCATGCAAGCGCCATGGCTTCTTGGGCTTGGATACCCATCTCATCCCGGTCAAACAGCTGTGCGATTACCTCGTCGCCGTTCTCGTCTGAAGCTGCTGCTGAACGAAAACCTAAAATACCTAAACGGTCAGTGGTAGCCGAAACAATAAGCTTAGCCCAGTTCGTTTGAGCCATCGCCTTCAAGATTGGTAAGCCTTCTACCTGGTTCGTTTCCGGGGTAGAAAAGTGATCGAGGAGATTAGCCCCAGTGAGATAGTCTTGGTTTCGCTCAATGTATGTAGTTCGGCTTGCTATTTCACTAAGTAATGAGCTAGCGAAGAAATCTGGGGTATTTCGATCGTCTGTCTTCTTGATTGATTCGCCATATGTAATTCGATATTTCACGTATTAACCGCCTAATCGGATTGGTACTTGTAGGAAATCGGTTTCGATCTCTGCTGCTCCCTTCGCTAATGCTTGTAACCGAGCTTCCCACGAGAGCACAGCTGCCATTGCTGCGTCGTATTTGAGTTCTCGCTTAATTTTGGTTAGCCGCCATTTCTGGTTGTTTTCGTCATCGTATTGGTTGAGAAGGTTTTTCCCTGCATTGCCGATGTGTCGTTCAAGATCAGGGTTGCCGGTATGAGCTACGTCACCTGAGTCTATAGCTTCCTTGTATGAACGAAGTGCGTAATACATAGGATTTGTTTTATTAGTATACCAAAAGATAACTTTCTTTTCCCAACGTCCAGCCCAGGCAGATAATTGCTCTTGCCAATAAGGCGGATCAGCAAACATCCAATAAACCTCAAAGTCCTCAAATAGCGCCTCAATGGTCGCTTCAACCTCAGATACCGGAACTTCCCAATTCTTAGAAGCTGGATCGTCCTTGGGTGGACGCTCCCAAAGACCAGCAAGCTGCTGAACACCCGTGTTGATATCGGTGATAACAATTGCCGTTGAGTCTTGGGTTTTAGCACCATCAAAACCAATGGTGATAAGTGAGCCGTGCGGAATCCGCAAATCTGGGTCCCCAAGATCAGCAAATTTCTTCCGGTCGAACGCATACATTGAGCTTGCAACCCAGCGGTTACACCAAACCCGTTCAAGGCGTGAGCGATCCGCACCTTCCTCATCCCAGAGTTTCGCTGTGGCCAGGAGGTCTCGCCACGTGGCAGGGCCTGCGGCCTCGCGCAAGGCCTTTAACCGCTGCGCGATGGTATCAAACTTCGCTAGCTCATCTGAGGTTTGCCGATGATAGAAGAAGGTGGTGCAGTCGTCAATCTTGAGATGTTTTTTGTTTGCGTTTTTGACACCTTCCTCAAACTCGCTTTTCGCAATTGAGTCTTCAGAAGGATGACCCGCAGTGGTGATTGACAGCTTCCAAGTGCCGAACATACCGAGTTTTGGAAGACCGTGTACCACCGTTGAGTATGCCTTACGGTTCTGCTCAGAGGTAAACATGTGGGTTTCGTCAAACACCACGAAAGTAGGCTTGAGACCTTCTGCGCTTCTTGAGGTTGCAGCCAGAGGAAGCGCTTTCGAGTTCACTTCCCCCTGCACCATAATCCGCTCCTGAGTCACGTCAAACCAGTCAGCATCTGGGATTTCTTTAGCAATCTCCATGGCCACGCCATACCCAAGATCAAAAAGGAGTTCTTTAGTTGGTGCAAAGAACGGAATATAGGGAGACTGCACCGGAATACCAGGGGCTAACCCACCTGGCATAGAGGGATCATAACCATTGAAACGAACTGGTGCCTCGGGGTGCAGCTCACAAAGAGCGATGATCGCCCCCAACTCAGTTTTTGCGCAACCCTTCGGGACGGCGACGTTTACTGAATAAAAATGCCTACGTCCTGACATGTCGATGTACTCGTCTTCATACTTGGACTTGTGTCCTTCTGGGAAGTACTCATAGGCACGCATGAGGATGTATCGGAAGTCTTCCCGCACCTTATATGGTTGGCCTTGCAGAGGTCCTGGCCCGAATACGAAATGGCTTTCAATAAAGTCAATGACTTGTGGGCCTAAAGTTGGCCAAATGTCCAGCGTCCCATCTGGCTTTCTCGCTGGTTTTGGGGAGATGATTTCCATGACTACACCTCAAAGCCTTGCTGTCGCATCCTCCGTCGCTTCCGTGCACGTGCCGATACTGAGAAGTCATTTGGGTCAGTCGGTGCAAACCGCTGATTAAAAGCGGTGGTTTTTTGTACATGGTGCTCAAAACAAAGCAGCTGCAAGTTATCTAGCCGATTTGCCAAATACTTTTCATGGGGCTGGAACTCGCTCAGTTCTATAATGTGGTCAACTTCTGTTCCTGGTTTTCCGCAGATTGCGCACTTGCCGTCATAGAGTTCTCGGACTCGCTTACGGATAGAATCGGTGGTGTGGGATTCTTTTTTCGGCAGGGGATGCTCGGCACACCGAGTGGTGCCAGGAAGCGCTAGATTATGGCAGGAATGATACACTGGGGTTTCTGATTCCCAGGAACAGAAGGTGACTTTTGGCAAATTAAGCCATCCGTCCTGCGGTTTTACGACGGCTTGGTGCTTTCTTTGACCGGTAGGTCTTGTTCTTGAGTTGGCGTGCTACCGCATTCTTTGGTGCGAAGTCGTGCCCCCACTTGGAACCGGCCTTGCCTTTGCCTTTTTTGTTTTTGTTGAGAGGCTTGTTGCCCCGGCCTGCTTTTGCCACAAATATTTCCTTTACTTTCGATTAATTAAACTTATTATAACATATGTAGTTTAACCAACCTTAGTTTATTATGGCAAGAAAAATAGGCCCCAGTTTTGAGGCCTACAACAGCTATTTATTCAGCTAGGCGTTCAACAGATTCAACCCATTGATTCACCAGGTCTTTGAAATCAGGTGGGACAAAACCCTCGCCTTTGACGAACTTGCCGGTTTCCGGGTCGGTTTTTCCGCCTTTGAACTTGGTGCGGTTCGATTCGCAAACTCGTTCAAGAACTTCTGAAAGATCGTAACCCGTATGGGTTTTCACCGCCAAGCCTAGCAAGGTGAAAAGGACATCACCGAAGGCGTCATAGAGATCTGTGAGTACCTTTGCTCGGTATTCTTGATCCAGCGCAAACTTGGGTTTCGCCATAAGGTCTACTGCTTCTTTGAGTTCGCCTACTTCTTCGAGGAAGAAGTTGAGTGCTGGACGAAGCAAGGCTTCCCGGTCACCGTCTACATGAAAGAGCACTTTCATGTGGTCTGAAATGTTTGGAGGGATTTGTCCGACCTGCATGTTCCAGTTGCTTACTTCGTTGACGAAATCATCAAAAGCCCAGTTTTGTGATGCCTTATAGGTGGTTGGCGCCTCGGGGTCTGTGCTTAAGCCTGCGTCTTCAAGAACCTTCCCAAAAACCGCGCGGTCAAGATTGTAAAGTTCTTCGGCAATAAGTGCGATCACTGATCGGAACTCCGCATCTACTCCCGCGTCGGAACGCTTCTGAATGATTTCTGACCAGGTTCGGAAATTGCCAGTTACCACAATTGATGTTGCGGTAGCATTCGGCAATACACACCGGGCTGCTTCCGCCGCTTGTTTTTTAGAAGCCTCTGGATGATAACGCATCACCATGTCGAAAAGCTTATTGTACAGGTATAAGCTTTCATTGGCGAAGCACTCTAGCTTTGCTTCCATTGATGCTTTAGGTGAAAGTTCAGGATCACCACTTGCGTTAGTGGTTGGGATATCTTGCAAAGCCGGAGGGAGAACCATCCCCAACCCTTTATCTGGGGATACGAACCGCTGGGAAAGCACGCTGAAAGACAGGTGACGGTGACGAGTAAGTTCTGCTAAGAAAGAACGGCTCACACCTTGAAGAAGAAACGTTGCTGAAGCGTGCTCCATGATGGAGTAATGCTGCTTCTCATGGATCGTCTTCTCCACATACTTCGTTGGAGTGTTGGTTTCTTCGTTTGGACGATCCCAGGACTGGTAACAATTGCGTCCCGCAAACTCGATGAGACGGGTTGAGTCTGGGTCACCTGGTTCAGGGGGTAGCACGGGACCAAACAGGTAGTTGAACTCTGGATTGAGCCGGGTGAAAGCAAGGAGTGTGACTTGCGGAATTTGGGAAATTCGTACAACCATTTATAGCACCTTTTCCGCTGCGTAGTCGTAGGAGAAATCGCCTTGGTTGTTTCGTGCTAATTCACGTCGGCGTTGCTCAACGTAAATATCGTTCTTGTTCCAGAATGCTTCCATGAACATCGCGCGCAGGATAGAGAGTTGTTGGCGCTTTTCTTCAGGGACCGACTTGGAGTCTACGAGGAAATATTTGGGCAGGCCTGGGGTGTACTGAATTTCTTCCTTTGGCTTATCCTGAATGAAGGATGCGATTTCAAGATCCCGCTGATCTACAATTTCGTCGTACTGGTCGCGGAGGTTTTGAAGTTCCTCATCGGTGTATTCTTTGAGTTTTTTAGCCATGATTCTTCCTTTCTAGAAGAGGGGTTCTGGGGTTAATTCTACCTGGTTCAGGTGATGAAGTCCTAATGCTTCACGGAGGAAACAGATTCCTTCTGGTTTCACAAAAGTAGTTCGAGTGGCAACCCGTTTTTCAGTACGTGGGTCAATGTGGTAGCCTTGTTTGACCTCAAAGTATTTCATGTACCGCTGGTATGGGGTGTTGTAGTCTTGCCCTCGGGAAATGAAGATGCCGTTGTGTCGGAGTTGGGCAAAGAGGCTATTTCGTCCGGTCCCCAAGATCTTTGCGGCCTCTGCCATGGTGTAGAGGCCTTCGGAGTTACAGAGTGCGTCGAACGCTTCCGCTTTGGGTTGCAACACTTTGTTTTCTGCTTCTAGGGCTAGCCGTTCTTTTTCAGCTGTAATAGCTAGCTCTAGGATTTCAAGCCGGGACATATTGCTTTGAGGTTTGGTCTGGTTCTGCTCTGCCCTGAGCTTACGTTGTAGTTGTTTCTCAGCTTCGATGAAGTATCGGCGGGCTTGCTTCCCTAGTTCTGAGCGTTGAATCATAGCAATTTCCTTTGCCATATCCAGACTCACAATGTGGTTGAGTCGAGCTTGTATTGGCATTCCCGCAGGTGGCGTCGGATACTCATTTTTGAGTAAGTAGTCCGTTCCTTCTTCAAAACCGTAGGCAACCATTCGAGGGAACCAATCGTTATAACGAGCTCCTATTTGTAGGAACTTGTGAAGGTCCCGACCCATCACGGCTTGCACAGAATCTTCCATCTGCACAATGGGAAGCAGGTGCTTGATGAGATCAGACATTTTTTGACTCCTTTGTGTTGTCTGATTGGGTGGACAATGTGTCTGGTTATCATTATAGCAAAAACACCTAGACCATAAAAGATCTAGGTGTTCCTACCTGTCAAATCATGTACCGACCGATTCTATGAGAGAGAACCAAGAGCCACCAGAAGTCCAGAAAAAGCCAGAGGCCGGGACTCTTGATCGGTTAACTCATATGATAGCAAGAAACCCTTAAAAAGACAAAACCCCTGGTTATATCGAACGGTCATTTTTGACCGCATAGAAAATCCCCCGGGGGGAGTCAAAGAAAGCCCCGGGGGATCACCCAATCAATCACTCAATCCCTACTAAGAGAGACCTTGCGCTGTCGCTAGCGCAAGACTTATTATATCACGATCCTTCTTGCAGCACAAGAATTGTTCGCTGAAGTAAGGCAATCATGGATTTGGTATCACCCATGTTGTAAGATTCAATCGCAAGATCAAAGCGCCTATCTTTGGCTTCTTCTACGTCTGGGCCTGTTTTATCACGAAGAATAATGAGGACTCCACCAAATATTTCTTTGTCTAAATCGGCGCCTGGCCAATGCTCTTCCTGCACTCGCTTTACTGCTTCTGCGCAAGCGGAATCCTCAGTAATGTAGGTTTCATCTGAAATATGCTTAGTCATGATAGGTCGCCTTCAACTTTCTGCATTTCTAGCTCAATAAGTCCATCTCGCAGATCTTCATACTTGTGATATCGGTCTTGAAGCTCTTGCATAAGATCATCAAAATCACTTTCAGAGACCATCGCATCAACAAAGGAATATACCCATTCCGAGGGGTATTCCACCAGGTACTGGATGACTTCTTCAACAAGGATTGTCGGAGTGACGTTTTCCGCTAGACCAGGGAAGACAGGGAGAATCCTCTCCATATAGAAGCTACGTAGGACTGCTTTTTGAGACTCGAACTGTTCCCAAAGTTGACTGATATCCTGCTCACTTAAGGTCTCTTCTTCATCCTGGTAGGACTTCGTGATTCTTTCTGGAAGCTTTTGAATTTCCCAGTTGATAAGCTCTTGAAGGGTGTCTTTCGCTTCAAAGAGTTTGTTGATGCGCTCCGTGTCTTCGGTTTGTTCCTCTAGGGAAAGATAGAGCCGAATGAGCTCTTCGTCGCTTGGTTGGTTATGCATGTTAGTCACATTCTCCCTCGTCGTTATCGTTTTCTTCAAAGACGTCCTCAAAGACGTCCTCGAAGAAGTCTTCCCAATATTCATCGCTGCAAGGATGATTGGACATGAAAGAAGATTTTCTCCGACTCTTTGAAGAGTTATTAAATTGTGTCCTTGTCCTGCGTCGATTACGCATTGTTATATCCTTCCTTTCTTGGTTGCTTCTTTAAATGCTTCTATGCGAGCTAGAATTTCTCTTTGCCGTTGCCATTCTGGGGAATCCCTGAGTTTAAGTATGTCTTCTATATCAAGAGATTTTGCCCTTGATATAGGGACTATTTGCTTATGGTTCATTACCGTCCGGTTTTTGTCCTAATAACAACGCCTCTTTAAATGCTTCCAGGCGAATTTGACCCTCTTCCTGTTCCCGTCGTTCGTTATACTCTTGGATCTCAAGTATTTCTTCTAGGGTAAGGACTTTTCTTTGAGTTGGCTTCCTAATTGGTTTACGGCTCATCTTGTTCAAGTTCTTCTAGGTAGTCAGACATTGAAATCACTTTTTTGTTGACAGCCTCAATATTGTCCTTCTGACAATCGTGCGCTAGGCAAAGGTAAGAAGCAGCATCGAGACTATCATCAATAAGGCTCTCTGGGTATTCCTCATAGACATTGCCGAGGAAATCCGGGTCTGGGTCAACGCATTGACTAAAGTCAGTGTTGGCAATCACCCGGGCGATTTTGAAAAGCGCCATCATGCGCGCCACGTCCTCGGGAAGCAGCGTAATATCGGTGTCTTCCCGAGTTGAAAGGTACGCGGACCACTGCCTCGCAATCGCGGGGAAAGTTTTGTCGCTGTAAGAGTCCCCCCGCTCCTGAAGGATTTGTTGAATTTCCGAGGCTGCGTCCATGATATGTCCTTTCTATTTCGCTTGGTTTGATTCTAGCATAGTAAGGAATTTATCTGTGTGTTCACAAATAGTTGTTGTCATGTCCTCAATTTCGGCTTCTGAAGCGCAAATATCCACGTCAGCCACGTGAGTAATATCTGTGTAGCCTTGTGCCTCTAAAATCTTTTGAGTATCTTTCACGGCTGCGCAAAAATCCCGTCCAAACGTAAGATTCCCAACACCAATAATGAATTGGGGAGTGTCCCGCAGAATGCATTTCTCGGCTTGTAAAAATTCTTTGAGCGGTTGAGGAATCATGTCGTCTTTTACTCGCCTTCCGGTCGCTGGGTCGTCAACGAACCGTCCGTAGCTGGGAACCAACCACACCACAGAGGAATACATGCGTTTCCCACGGAACTGTCCCGAATACATGTCAAGGGATGCGTACTGCTGTATAGTTTCAAGCTTGATTCGACCCACTATCTTAAGGTGTCCCCTTACGCCTTCTTTGAGGGTGTTGGTGAGGCAAATTCCTTCAAACTTAGGAGCACTTTTAGGGTTCCTTAGCCATAAAGTTTCCTGTAGCTTATCAAAGACTTTTTGAGTGTTACCGGAAAGACTGTAGGCAACAAGCAGATGGTTCATCCAGAGTTCAGGTTGGTTATTCGGCATCAAGGTTTTCCTTTTCAGTTACTAGGCCTAGTTTGAGTTTTTGAATCATTTCTTTTGCCAACTCCTGATCCTCTTCTGACAAGGTGGTGATTCGCTCTTCCAGGTCCCGTACCGCTCGGAGGGAGTCAATAGTGATTCGGCTACAGGCAAAGGGGAAATGATTGGTTTTGAACAACTCAATAAGGGTGTTTCCCGCTTCTTGGTATTGTCGCTTGTCTTCTTGGGTGAAAAGTAACTCTGGTCCGTAGAGGGCCGGAACGAGTGCTTCACGGAGCTGGTCTGCGTCAAAGATTTTCTCTAGGGGGAGGATGATTTGAATCTTTCCTGACTCAAGAAGTTTCTCCGCTAGTTCTTTTTTAACTCGCTTTACGGACTCTGGGTTGGGGAACTCAAAAGTTTCTTGCCTGATTGCTGCGAGTAGCGCTAGGGAGTCTTCGTCTAGTTGGATTTCTAGCTTCACGTATTTTCCTTTCTGTGTCGTGACTCAATTATATATGACAGGGGAGGGCTTCAAGGTTTTGAGTCAAGATATCTTTGTCACACGTTAAAGCAAAACAAAAACGAAAAATTATGCAGAAAAACTTGAGTTAGTTGAGTTTTTGAGTTAACGGTGTTCAAAACATACTTTGATCTGCGGTTATCCTCAACTCAAATTCAACTCAAAAGTTGAGTTGGGGTTTTGAGTCGGGAAAAGTTGAGTTGGAGACGTTTAAACACAAAGAAACTCAAAAATTTACCCAAAAAAGTTGAGTTGAGTTGAGTTTTTGAGTTGAGTCAATAAAAACCCATTCTGACCTGCATAAACCAGTAACTCAACTTTAACTCAAAAACTGAGTTGAGTTGAGTCAGGCGAAAAATTGAGTTGGAATTTAAAGCAGAAAAAATCGAAAAATTTGTACAAAAAAGTTGAGTTATTTGAGTTAATCTGAGTTTACCCCCTCTGACCTGCGGAAACACTAACTCAAAACTCAACTCAAAAACTGAGTTGGAAATTGAGTTGAGGATTTTCCGGGTTTCGGACTTCCGTTGAGCCGCCGGTGAGGCAAAGAAGAGACCGCAACCCACCGACTACGGCGCTGAAACAGGGTCTCAACTCAAATTCTAACTCAGTTTTCGCAAAAACAGCAAGGCTCTGACCTGCATAAATGCTCAACTCAAATTCTAACTCAAAAAATTGAGTTGGCCTTTCCGCAGGTCAGGATAGGTTTTTAGGGGCTAACTCAAAAACTCAACTTTTTTGTCGATATTTTATAACTAATAACGCTTTAACGCTTATTGGTTGTGCACTAGTGTATTTTTCTCTATACGCATTATTTTACAATTTAAATTGAGTTATTGAGTTAGAGTAGTAAAAAGGGTATATGACCTGGGAAAACAGTAACTCAAATTCAACTCAGTTTTTTGTTTTCCCACGTCAGAATTTGAGTTGAAACTGAGTTAGCAGGTCAGAGGCTATTTTTGAAGCTGGAAAATCCCGGAAAATAGGGAACTCAACTCAAAAAGTTGAGTTAGGCAGAAAAAGACGCCTTGACTAAACCGAAAGCGGCTGGTCAAGGCGCGTGCTCAATTTTGAGCGGCTGGGTTCAGGAATATTGGTTGTACAGATCCTGCTGTTGCTTCTCCCATTCCTTAGCGAAGGAACGATCGTTTGTGGCGGCTGCACGGAGCTGCTCACTGCGCTGCACAGCAGTGTTGCCTTGAGCGATAGTCCAGCGGAGCTTCACCCGTGCCTCAGGCGTGAGACCAAACTGCTTGATTCCATCCATCCAAAGCTTTTGGAAGCGGGCTCGGTCGGCGGCTTTATACATTGGGTTCAGGGATTCCTGGAGGTCTCCAGCGAGGATAACGAGGGTGTGATAATCAGCGGCTGTCCATTCGCTCACCATCGGAGAGGTCCAGATTTCTTCCCACCAGCGGAGGACTACTGGAGACCATTTGGTCTCGTCAGCTCCGATGAGATCAGCGGGGAAACCCACAACTTCGCTAGCAGGCGGGAGTTCTGGTAAGGTGGCTAGCAGCTCCTCTCGCGGCCTTTGTGATAGCATGGTGGTAGCTGCCTTGGCACCCTTTTTTGAGGGGCCACCGGGCTTCCTGGGGGGTCCTGGCATGGCGATACGGGCCTTTCTTTGGTCAAATTAGGGGGACATGGACATTTTACCCCAATCCCGCGCAGAGCGTGATGTGCAGCACGCGCCCGGCTCGCCTCCAGAAAGGGGGGAGGGGGTACCCCCGGGTGGGGTGGAACGGGGGTAATTTACGGGGGTAGTTGCTTCGTTTCCCCTGGTGAGTCGCAATATATATACCGCAAATCGGGCATGGGTGGGGGTATCTAAGTGGGTTTCTTTGGTTGCATGATGTCATCAGACCACCTGTTTTTACCGGAAAAACCCGGTTTTTTGCTTGTTTTATCAGCTTCTCTTAAGTCTTGCATGGATTTTGCATGCTATAGGTCAATCTTTTTGACGTCTATAGCATCAACCAAAAGTTTGATTGTAGCAATGGGTGTGCCTGGTTTTCCCTATCAAAGCTGTTTCTTAGGCTAGGCTACGCTCACGTATGGGTGCATGCAATGAGTATGGCAATTGAACTATAGGATTGTCTATAGGTGCCGATAGGCATACCGCATCAAAAGGATTGCCTATCTATCACATAGGCAAGTGTATATAAAGCCGAATATAATAAGTCCGAATCGTTTATATAGGCCATGCCTCAATATACCCGGCTAGCCCCCTAGCCGGGTGGTCTGGCACCCCCTAGGCATGCTGCATGGCATGCCTAGCAGGCATGTGGTGGCGGCGTGCATCGAGTGGCTAGCCTAGGCCACTCAAAAGCGCATAGCCTAGCAGGCTCATAGACGCGAGAACACAAGGCCATATAGCCAATCATACCAGCGAGATATAAAGCCGCTGTATCGAGCTGCTAGGCTATCTATATCGCATATCACCTGGTGAGTAGATAGTGATATGTGGTGTGGTGCCAGTGGATACCCCTATGATAGCAATGGTACTAATAGGCTATATGTGTGGTGCGCTATCAGTATGCCATATGGCATACCCCTAGGCATAGCAAAGACCCTACCTATAGTAGGTACCTATATAGATACCCCTATAGATAGGGTCTGTATATGATACCCCCTATAGCAGGGGGTATAGGGTAGGCCTATATAATAGATAGGCTAAAGCAGGCTAGTGATACTCAAACATATTTTCGATATCGTCGATCAGCAGGGGGCTGCTCATATCATCAAGCCAATAGTTTTGGGCGCGGAAATATTGGTAAAAATCCACCCAGTTTTCCCACCAAAACAATTGGTCTAAAGGCACCCAATGGGCGGTATGGTGGATATCGAATCCAAATCCGGGGCGATACCAATCAATGCGTTTTTGTGCCATAGCACCAGCTAAAAACTGGTTTATGTCGTGCTCATACTCAACCCACCAACGAACGCGACCAAATTCGGGGTGGGTAAATTCCCCCTCAAAACCATCTTGAAAACTGCCTTGTTTTTGGGCGAAAAACGAAGTGTTTTCAACCCCCGCTAGTGCGTCGATAATGTAGGCAGAGTGGATACAGGACTCGAATTTTTGTTCTAGGAAATTTTGTTCATCAGGGGTGATGCGTCGTAGGGTGGGTGCCATATGCTGGTCCCATAGGCGTCGCCAATCCCGCGGGGTGCGATAGATAGGATCATTAATGAACGCCTGTAGCAGCGAATAATAGGCTACGCGAATATCCAAAATCGCGTCATGTGGCGTCATATAGCAGGTGAAAAAATCAGGTAGCACCAGGTCAGCGTAGGTTTTCAGCTGATTTTCGAGTGAGTGGGGCGTTATCGGTCGCCAAAAATCGCGTGAAAAGGTGTCGGGGTGTCGATAGGTTCCCATAGGGATATCCTTTCAATAGGTGTGAGTGATAGAGAGTAGGGGCCTATCAGTGTGCGTAAGGTTGATAGGATAGGCCCCTCCCCCTACCACTCCCTAGCGGAGTGATAGGTTTTGCCTAAAATTCGTTCAGTTTGTTAGGGAAAACTGTCCGGGTGCGCAAGTCGTGTTTCAGCTGCTTGAGTACCATTTTTTCGACTTTTTCGATCATTTCAGGTACAGTCAGAATCCATCGTAAATGCCAATCGAGAGTTCCATTGATAACGCTTACGCTATCAATCCGCACACCTTGGCTGGTGTAATGCAACTCACAGCGCAATTCTTCAGGTGCAAACTTAGAATTTCCAAAGACAAATGTTCCGTGGAGTGTTGCAGCCTCCCCTTTTTTAGGTTCCCAAAAGGGTGCTACCAGCTCAAATGTCCAATGCGAGTCAGCAGGGGCACCCCGTAAAGCGTTGCGCAAGCGTTTGCAAGCGTAGCGAATCAGTGTAGGATCATCTACGACTTTCTTAATATTGCACAATTTCCGATGGAGGGTTTTATTATATGTATCAATTGCGCTAGCGAGACCCTCAGGTGTTTTTTCAGAATTTCTTAAGCCAAATTCGGCTTGCCCTACCCACTGAATCCCGTGGAAAATGGGGGTCAGGGCGTCCTCATAGCGTTTTTCTTGCAGCAATTTTTGCATAGTTTGCAAGCAATTTTCTGCCTCATCGAGGCAATCCCAAGCCGATTGGACAGGGTTATCAGTGCGCATGGTTTCCATGGCAAAATCCTTTCGATAGGATCGAGTGATGAAAGATGATGGTGTCCACCTATTAGTAGTTGACACCTCACCTCCCCTCACGGGGATTGATAGGCTAGCTAGATGCTGATATGCCTATCGGTGGGGGCTACAGCTGCTGATGTAGGCCAAAAATCGCGTGGGTGTGCGTTCTCGATGATGCGCTTGACCAGCGGTAATAAATCGAACCGATTACAAATCTCGTGTAGCATAGGGTGGCTCCATGAAAAGTTTTCTATCGTGTGTTCGCGTTCATTCCATAAGTCTAGATAATTAATCCATGCTAGGGGGTGAGCATCAACAACATTAATTTTTAGGAAAATACTATCCGAAAATTCAAGGGTGACTTGGTAGCTATCGTGGGGGGTGCCATAAGTTTTTGCTGGTCGATAGCCAATTTTCACGCTGTAGTAGGTGCTATCTGCCTCGATAGCATCGAGATAGGCGTGTAGCCGGGTGGTATCCATAATAGGAATCTCCAATCGTGTGATGACGGACTGTGGCGTGCACCCCCGTATAGGGGTACTCACCCAACCCACCCCCACAGTAGGGGTGGTGCCGATTATTGATTATCAATCAAATCAGCAGCCATAAGACAACCTAATTGATAGGTAGCAGAGTCGATATAGGCTTGAGCAATTTCTGTGATAGATTCTGCATTATCTCCCCAGTCGATTAGTTCGAGTTGAGAAAATACCTCCCAATGTTCACCAATGAAAACTATCATTTGTGACTCACTGATAGAACGAATCTGTAGCAGATAGTCTACACCCTCATGCATGGCCTGCTGCAAATCTTCTTCCGTGATGGTTTCGTCTTGGAAACAAGATTCAGTTAGGATAGACTTTGCTTCAGATTCGCTGATACCCAGACCCCATAACATATGAAGTGTTTCTGTGCAAAAGTAATTGTCCCAATCCCACTTTGACGTACTGGTGATTTTGGTCACAAGTGCCTCAAAATCGGTTTTGGTGATAGAAAATTCAGGTAGCATGATAGCCTCCCTATAGATCGTGAGTGATGCTAGCGACCACCCGCGGGGGCTGGTCACTGTACCACCCCCGATTGGGGGTGTGGGGATTATTCCCCTTTCACCATACGGTGAATTAGTTTGGTCTGCTGAACAATCACCATGCGAATGATTTTGTCCCGACAATTATTCCACGCATGCAGTGCATGCAGCTGAAACGCGAGACTTTCGGTGATGTTTTTGCCTTCCAAACGTTTCAGATCTTCCTTAGGGTAGCCTAAGTCCTCTAGTAGCATGAGTGCTAAATCGCTATCGCTGTGGCGATACTCAAAATCGTATAGCACACTTGCAGCTTCGAGAAACGTATCTAGTTCTTTAGGCCAAACTAGTTTTTTGGGTTCAGGTTGGTTGGTTTGCATGATAAAACTTCCTTTCTGTGTATGTGATATGAATCATGCGTTTATGTGAGGTCTGTCACCCGTAGCAGTTCCACTATTGAGTTTTCAAATAGCACATCTTCTAAGTCTCTTGCGGTAGCACACTTGATAGTGTCGGCTTTAGCACTCTAACCGCGGGGGGATCTATGAAGATTTTTTTGTTTGTATCAGCTGGTGAGGATCTTTTTTTTGTTTTTCTCTCTTGCTGATGACTCCATTATACAGCGGGGGATCGAGAGAATGCAAGTTTGAATGTACGTGTTCTACGTCACACATCATTCCCCCTGGTCAGAGTAGGTTTTTGTTACTGCAAGTCCACTACTAAGTTGTGCACAACCGCAGATTTTCGATTCGTTTTTGTCGTTTTTACGATTTTTGTACATCTATAGTGACGAAAAGCGCCACAAAACAGCAGGTCAAAGCACATTTTTGAAAACCCTTGACATACATACATAACATAAAAATCTTGCAAACACGCAGGTCAGAGTATGTTTTTGAACGTTTTTATGTGTTTATGTGACGTAAATGAGCGTAAAACACCAGGTCAGGGGCTATTTTTGTGCGGTTTTATCGCTTTTTAGCCGGCTATAGCATCTAGATGCTGATCTAGCCGCTATGCGCTAGCGGCTAGCACCCCCCGCTAGCCGGATTCTCTATATATATAGCCCCTAGCTAGCCGCTAGGGGCGATTGAGCAGGCGTTTTAGGCCTATCCCTCCCTAGGGCGATTTTCTAGCCCTAGGCCACCCGCTAGCCTAGGGCTTTTTCATCACACTGACGATAAACAAAACCCCTTAGGGTAGCCTCACCTTTGTTTTGGACTGCTATTTACTAGGGGCCAAGTTGTTAATGGGCAGAAAAATATTAGGCTATGGAAAAGATTAGGGGGCAGAAAAGGTTTTGAGGTATGAAGAGTTTGGAGTATCTCATTTTTTACCACTCGACAATGAGGTGGGCAAAATATTTTATGCTGTATATGTGAAGCTAAGGGGAACCTAACTTAGGATAGCCTTAGTAAGGGTGCACTTACTTGAGGGTGAACTTCAACCCTCAACCTCAACCTTAATGTTTGGGGGCAAAACCTTAAAGTTCGACTTGAAGCTTCACATCTGCTACGTTCAACGTAAGGTTCAACCTTACGGCTTCAAGTTTGCTACTGAGACTGGTTTTCAGGTAGCAAGTGTGCTGCAAGATAGCACCTTTGCAGCCCCATCAGTCGTGCTACTCGGCCTCGGTGGTCCGGCCAGTCCCGGCCCCTGTCGTGGTCGGTGTGGGTGTGGGGTGGTCCCCGACCTCTGCCGTCGTGCAGGTCACACCAGCCCGCTAGACAGCGGAAGGCGGGTCCGGTACGTTAGAGGGTATGCAGGAAGGAATAAAGCGAAAACTCCCCTACTTCGATGCGGTAGGCCAACAGATGCCGCTCATCCCAGTTGGAGAAGGCGAGTTCGCAGAGGTAAAGCAGTACATCAGTAATATTAGTGAGCTCATCGCCTCAATGATTAACGAAGTGAACTTCGTTCTCGTATCCGAACATCTCGATGGTTCACACTTTTTCGAGAAGATAGCTATCGGCGATGAGTTCTTGACCAGGCACGGCATTACCAAGCCGATCCTCTCTGGCACCATTAGTGTTGTCCCAATCAAAGTAAGCGAAAACTCTTGGAGTCTGAGCTGGGAATACGACAAGGACAATCGGGTTTCATACAACTTCTGCTACCATCTTGGTGTTATCCATGACCTAAAGCGTGACAACTTGGAAGAGTGGAAAGAGCTCGGGGACTTTATCGACGCTAATAACCTATTCCCGGTCATGGTAGGCTGTGCGTTTCATTGCAGGTTGCCGTTAGACCAGGTGCGAAATGTCCGCCCATAAGTGCGCCCATCTGCATATATAAAGTGCGCCCATATGTCCGCCCATACTAATAGAAAGAACATTATGCTTCCACCAATCTTATACTGTGGTGCAACCGAAAAATTACGATACGTTCTAGACGATGATTGGATCACAGGTATTTTAAGCTATGACTTCGCACTCATCCTAGTTGATGAGATAGAAGCCATTGAAGAAGAACTTAACACCGACACCAAGTATCGAGAAGAGTTCCTCAAGGCAAAGAATATGCAGCGCATTCAATCTTTCGGTTCCATCTGTAACATTCCCGCTGGTAAGAATGAAACAATTGAAATCGGGGTGATCCGGTACGACAGGAGTTCTTGGGGGCTTCAAGCCTACTTTATTATTCCAGAAGAAGACATTGTAGATGAGAGCCTAGAATTTAGCCCGACCGAAGAAGAGTGGGAAGACTTGTTTAAAAGCTTCCCTATTGACGCTAAGTATTCCAAGACTCAGGTAAAAGAAAAAGTCTTTGAGGCAGTACAAGCCATCAATGCCGAAGCTAAAAAGCGATTTGTTGAGCAATTCAATCGAACACTTCTTCGCTATCCGGTAAATTGGGAGCACCTAAATGTTTTTCATGACGAAAACTATTGGATGAGAGTAGCATTCAGGAAGACCAATGATAACCGCTGGAGCATTAGCCCTCGCCTAATTATCGCTTTGGAGCGAGTATTACAAGACATAGAGGAAGAAAATAATGAGTGATGAATCAAAAAAGTATCTGAAAGAATCCTTCTCGAATCTAGGTCAAGCCTTGAAAGACGTAGCTGTTGTTTTCAAGGACGCTTACCGCCACATCAAAGGCGAAGACCTGTCCAACGAGTACGCACACCTCATCTTTGAGGTCACCCCTGGCTACCTTGATACCGTAGCGGAAATGTTCGGCGTGCCAGAAGAGCACAAAATGAAGTGCACAAACCTATCTATTGTGGTGCCGAAGAATCAAGAGATCGGCTCCCTCGCCTATATCACCGGTCGGCGCACGAAGGAAGAACTAGACTTTATCCCATCAGAGCTGCATACAGAGCTGCGGAATATCCATGAAGCGGGTGCCTTAAAGCTTATTCGACGGGTAGATTTAGGGACCAGCTTTGATCCTAGTACAGGTGAGATGAAATGAGTCAGCTCAGCTTTAACTATGATGAACTTGTTTTCATGATCGAGAAAGGACATGTTTCTGACTCACAAACAGAAAAGATCAAGCACGCTATAGGTGAGAATGTTTTTTACATTAAATTCAAAGACGGATTATCTTTGATAAACACTTGGTCATACGAAAAGTTTACACCCGAACATCAAGATTTTGCTGAACTAAAACTCAGCGGACTAGGGCTTAAACCTGGTGAATCAGCAGGGGCAATAGGGAGAGCGTCAAAATATATATATCCCATTCTTCATCTTACGTTACCCGAAAAAGACAGGTGGTGTTTCAGATTTATGATGCCAGATAGTTTAAGGAAGAAATATATTGAAAGGGGATATCAGTTCTCCGAATTTGTTTTAAACAGGGAAGCTCAAATAAAGCTCAACTTCTGGAGTAATCCTTGGGGCGATGATCCTAGTGGATTGGAGGGATACTATGCATGGAAAAGGCATAACCATTTTTAAAACCACGCCTAGGCAGTTCTGCAAGATCGAAAAGATCTTTGTATACGCTAGTGGGTTTCAGCTTCGCAATAAAGTATTGGCGCAGGTTGAGCAAGGGAGAACCCTAAAGCTGGGAAAAGATTTTGACCCGGACCTTGATGATCGTTTCACCTATGCGCTACAAGAAGTGCGGCGCTGGTATGTGCAACATGGCGTGCCTGTTGTATACTCTTTCGTTCAAGATCCTTGGGTGTTTAGGAATGATTGGAATACTCCCCACAAAGAATTAAATTACTACCAAGAAATCTTCCCCTTCAGCAAGAGCCAAAGGGCTATGGTGGTATACAAAGGGCAGTGGTTAGTTCGGGGTTCTGTTAATGTGATTAAACTACACGCGAAGGGTCGTTATGCCACAAATTGATTTTGAAAAAATTACTGAAAAGATTGAAAAGTTTACCCCTTTGTGGTTCGACGAGTTTACTAAAATAAGTAAGCTTGTTGATGAAGCAGAGGGGGAAGGTAAACTTATTAGTGTTTATGCCAGTCCTAATACTGTTGACCTTATGAAGGCTGTGATATCTGATGACATAGATAGTCTTCTCGTCAATAAGGAAACAAATCATCTAGTCTATGCGCTCAGGGCTTTAGAGCGGTTAGGCTACGTTCTGGATTACACCAGGAGCCGTTCTATTTTTCTGAAACCACCTAACTTATATCGAAATGATTTGTATACAACCTTTTATTGGAGGGATAATGGTATTCCTTCATCTTTTGAGGCGTATATTTCAGTATCGACTGGCATTGCGTGGCCGCTTATCTCTTTAGGGTACGGGTTATTGAAGCCTGGTCAGCATAAGATTTTTAATAGTAAAGCTTCAATGCGTCCTGGTTATGAGGAGTAGGCTATGTTCTTCTTACGAAAGCCTGACCCTGATGTTTGCGAATATCAATCTGATATCATTAGGGGTGAAGGACCTGACTTTGCGTTTCACAACTTTGACGTATTCACAAGTGCCGAGCCGGACTTAAACAACAAAGAGCGGGAAAACAAAGAAATACATATTTACCCTGCCTTACATAACCTAGACCAAATACGAGATTTCTTTTATTGTGGAGTAGGTATTGGTGGAAGTAGTCGCCTACAGTTTTTCTTTAATTACCTAAAGTTGTTAGATAAAGGCATGGCTTTTTGGGTTGTTATTCACAAAGAATACCGGAAGCCTCCGTTTTTCTGGAGACGTCCATGGATAGAAATCAGCTCGGTAAATCATCCCTCTTGTGATTTCAATGCTAATGTTACGATACCGTATTCCATAAAAAGCTTAACCAGGTATATAATATAAAGCAGGCTTCCCACATAAAAATGCAGGAAGCCAGATACTGTTTCTCCGCATGGAAGATCAGCTACCACAATTATAACAGAAAGGAAGCCCTGTGTTAACACCACGTGACGGATATTCTTTTGCAGATTTCCAGTATGAAGGGGAAAAGATTATTGACCAGCGCAAGCGTTTTCCCATTACATCTCGCAAACTCAGCAGTAAAGAGACAGAGAGAATCTGCAATGATTTATTCTCTCGCTACCATAAGTACGGTGTCTCTAAAGAAGACATCTCGCAGGTGATTTACTATGCCGAACACCCATGCGGAAACTTCTATCATGAAGGACGTATTACTTTTGGTACCGGAGTGAACATTCATGGAGGAGCGCTTTCTGGAGAAGGAATGCTCTCTAATGTTTCGATGCATCAGGCCACTATTAAGGCAAGACGAAGCTCCGAATCAAGCATCGCTTATTTCATCGCCAATTCAGATATCGGCTCTACGATGTTCTTTCTTGAACCAGACTCAGTGATTGTAGACTCTCATGTTGGCTGCTCAACTATTATAAATGGGAAGAATGCTATTCGCTTCGGCACATTAACCTTTGTAACATTAAAAGGTGATAATGAGATTAGCTCAAGCGATATTGAAAACTGTTTAATTGTAGACTCTGACATCCATGCGTCCCGGGTTAAAGGTTTTAGTGAATCACTTATCATAGCGAATGCGGACATTCGTTTTCAGAATGACGTTTTTGAAATCTGTCGATACCATTTAGAAACAAAAAGGAAAGAAGGGGGACTTTTGTATCGGACAAAAGGCAAGGGGGTTGCCTTTTCTACCCCGGATTATGGGGTGAAAATTCTTGCAAATAAACATCGTACTTCAAAGATTACTTACTATATTGAGAAGTTATATGAAGGGAGCGCAAAAAAGCGAAATGAGTTAATTACTGGGGCACAAGACTTTATTGAAAAAGTGTTTGATGAGTCACAGTAACTTGCGAGGGGGCATACACATACATATACTGGGGGATACAGAAAGGAAGTGAGTGATGACTGACTGGAAGTTCCCCCAGGCAGGCTATCATAGAGCACGCAAGCAATATGTTTGCTGCATGTGTGACTGTAATATTGAGCCTGGGGACGGATATTGTCGCGTTGTGGACATTGACCGCGGGAAATATGTAGTCGATAGGTACTGTGCCCCGTGCAATCTCGCTCTTGAGAATTACATTACAGATCATGAAATTACCGAAGATGATTTTCTCCCTGATGTATCAGAGCTACATAGTTACCTAAGTGAAAATCTTGCAGGCAAGGATAAAATTTATCAAGATCTTTTGTCCAAGTGCCTTGCTAGACTCAATAGAAAACTCGGGTGGGATAAGTAATGGATTTGGTAGAAGATAAGTTTGTGCGGTCTGCCAAAGAGCGTTTTTGCAGTGTGTGCAATACCCCTATTCCAAGGGATACCACTTATTGTGTTCAAATATGGGTTGATGAAGAAACTGAAACCTACTACATTATGCGGATCTGTCGGGTTTGTGACTATCTTTGTTACGTCGATCGAATTAACAAAGCTTGGACCCCAGACCCCGGGGCACCAGTAGATCTCCTTGATAAGGAAGTTCTTTTTACAACTCGTTTCAGCTCAAAAGCAATAGAGAATTATCTACTAGATGGGGCTGATAAAAAATCCGAGGACTGGTATTGCGCAGAGTTACAAAGAAGAATCACATCTAATGTAAGTAATAATAATTAGGATGAATAATGGTTTTATTATCAGATAAAATTATCCATAAATCCCGTAAAGAAGCGCTTTGCGGTGTCTGTGCTGTGGTAATGCCGAAAGGCTCCCCACAGCGGGTTACAAAATGGATTGACGAAGATGCTTGCTGCTACTGCGTGATGCGGACTTGCCTGTCTTGTGATGGTCTGGATTATGTGACCCGAATTAATGACGCCTGGTCTTCAGAAGACGGTGCCCCGCTGGATGGGGGTGGTTACATCAGGTCTGCTGTACGCTTTGATTCAGACGCTATGCAAAACTATCTCCTAGATACGGTTTCAGAAGAAACAGATGACCGCTTTCGAGCAGGCCTACGAAGGCGACTTACACTCAACACTGGCAACAACTGGTTAGCCAGTTGGGACAAAAAGGAAGAAGAAAATGAACCAGAAGACAATCAGCTACGCCTATTTTAGGGCTTTAAAAGCACGGTTCCGCAACCGCTATAAGAAGTACAAGAAGCAGTTGCAATACGGCAAGTGTCACCGTCCAATCTCGCTATCATATATTGAAGAGCCGCTGCTTGCTTTAGAAGAGTATTTCCCCTTCTTCCCCCAGCTAGAAGGCGATACGAACCCTCCGCAGAAGGATTACGCGAGCTTTGCTGACGGCGTCGAGAAGATTGGTTTCCCACCCGGCTACAAAGAAGGCGAAGTGGTAGAGCGGATGCGGAAAGCTTTTGATAGCTTGCCCGTTCCCGAAAACAAACCTGAGTAATACAATGTCTCACTCCGACAGCGGCTGGTGCTTACTCAGCACTCTAAAAGAAATTGAGATGATAGAAGACTCTTTCGCTCAGTTAAGGGTTTGTAAGCACCAGAAGAAAGCGATAAAGCTAGCTAGAGATATTTCAAGAATGAATAGCTTTCTTGGACATTGTTATCACTCTCACAATGCTAAGCCTCGGATTTGCGCTCACTGTGAGGAATTGGTTCGTAGTTATTCCCAGAACATTGAGTCAAGACTTGCCTGGTGGCATAAAGAATTGGAGTTGAAACCTTATGTCAGGCTGTAATCACGGATTTCTTGAAGAAGATGACGAACCCCAAGAGTTGCTGACGATGCGTCGCATTAGAAAATTCATAAATAAGCAGTTTCGTGAGACTGAAGAAATGCTTCAAGAAATTCAAAAAGAGATTTGGGAAGAAAATCAAATTGATTCTTATTCTGAAATCCCTTTTGATTGGGCGGAAGAAATTCTTGAGCGAGTCAGTGATGAATTTTCTCTAGCTGTCAAAGATTTTATTCGTACTCTAGGAATAGAAGAAGAGGAGAAAATAATGAAAACACCAACAGTTAGTCTTAATTCGGTGAAATCGTTTTTTGGCACGACTCAATTTCAAGTAAATTACGAGGTTGGAAAATTGGGGTTAGGCCTGGTGGAAGACGGTCGCTATCCTGATGGAGAAATCCCTGTGGATTGGTTTACCAATTTCATGACCCGAATCAAAGAAGACTTCAGCAAAGCCGTCGATGATTTTGTTGCTGACATGTGCTCTCAAGCAGAGAAAGAGAAGGGAGAGGAATCATGAGTGACCAAGAAGAATGGTTAGGTGAATCAGCTGAATACTGGAAGCAGCATGCTGACAGCGCTCGGCATATGATGAGCTTGGTTGCCAGTCTTGAAAACTTGTTTTCATATCGCTTCTCGCTCACCAGTGGTGGTGACTATTCCGACCTATCCCTTGCTTTAGAAAAATGTGTTTTCGACGAGCTAGGGGACATTGATATCCGCGGGATGCAAGAATATATTGATTCTGTAAAGCCAAAGCTTCGCCTGACAGGTGATTGTCAACATAACAAGAAGGAAGAGCCTACACCTCAAGCTTACGTGTATCAGTGGCGATTGTCTGATTACATTGAGGTAACAGAGTCTATGATTGCCGCTTCTCGTTTATTTTTAAAGCTAGAGGATCCTATGCTTTTTGGTCGAAAGGACATTATGGACAGGGTTAATGAATATTTGGAAGTGATTGAGAATTTTAAGTGTCTCCCCGCCTTTGAACACACAGATGAGTTCGCTAGAAGGGCAAGGATAAAACTAAATGGAATGGGTTATGAGAAGGGGGAGAATTAAATGATTTTGGATATGACATGCGGGGCGGAAAATGCCTGAAACAGAGGTTGAATCCCAGAAAGATGCTATGAGACGCTTGTTTGCCTCCGCCTTGCTTTGCACAAAATTAAATAATTCGTCACAGTCTCATATTTTTGGTTGCCTTGAACTTGGTATCTCTGTGCTACAGACAATATTGCACGATAATGAAGCCAATATTAAGCGGAATGAAAAACCACTACTCACAAAACGTGAAACAATTCGTTTGATTGAAGAAGCCCGTTTTGTTTTTAATCAAGTTATTGATGAACAGTTGGTATCACTCAAGGCTGATGGACAAAAGGAGGATCCCTAATGATTCTTGATATGACCTGTGGGTCAAAAAGCACCTGGTTCAACAAGCACCCGGAAGACACCGTGTTTCTGGACAAACGGGTGGAACAACTCACGCTTTGTGATGATCGAGAGATCGAGGTCAAGCCTGATGTACAAGCGGATTTTTGCCACCTCCCTTTTGCTGACAACACTTTCCACCTGGTGCTTTTTGACCCTCCGCACTTAGAGCGGTTAGGTGAAACAAGCTGGATGTATGCGAAATATGGGGCCTTACTGCCTGATTGGCAAGACGTACTAGCACAAGGCTTCTCAGAGGCATTTAGGGTACTCAAACCCAGCTGCGCTTTGATCTTTAAGTGGAACGAGACTCAAATTCCAGTGAAGCAGATTGTTGAGCTTTCCCCGTATCCACCAATGTTCGGACACAGAAGCGGGAAGACTAGTAAAACCCACTGGCTCAACTTCGTGAAACCAGGGAGTCCAAATGAATAATGAACAGTACGACAAGTTCGTAGAGCTTGCCGAAGAGCAGAAGCGAATTGGCAAAGACTTGGTTCAAGCCGCGGAAAAACTTGACGAGTACATGTCGTATTACCAAGCCACTGGAATTGCTAAACCCTTCGCGGGGATGTTTTATTCTGATAAAGAAAAAGATAATCTCCATACTTTAGGTGTTTATTTCTCTGAAGAAATCTGTAAGCTTCATCAAGCAACTAAAGAAATGAATGATGCTTACTTGAAGATCCGTCTAGACATTCCCGATTTACACCAGTCGGAGCTGAAGGTTTTAAGAAACAAGGCCCTTGATCTTCAAAAAGAAATCGCATCCCAAGAAGCTTTATTGCGGTTGGATAAAAAACAACAGCAACAACAGGTTATTTTAAGCATTTTGTTTTTCATCTCGCTTGGTGGGATTGGTGTGTATTGGGGTTCGGTAGTTATCTGTCTCGCTGTACTGAGTCTATTTCTGCTTTACGGTTCTTGGGTGGTGAAGGAGATTTATTCTCCAGAGAAGAAGCAAAGCCTACGAGACTTAGAGCAAAGCAAGGTAGAGTTACAGAACAACCTCGGTCGGCAAGCAGAGCTCAGTTTGGAGATGTACCAATGTTATCCTCAGAGCTAAACGCCATGTTGACGAGGAAGAGTGATATCCAAGAGCGGATCATTGATCTTCGTGCAGAACGGCGAGCCATTATCTCCTATTATATTTTCCGTTTTAGTTTAGGTGTGCCGGGGCTAATTGGGACAGGACTGCTCACCGTAATCACTGGAAATATAGGGATCATGTTTTTTGGGGTTGTGTTTTGTACGCTCTGGGTAACATGGATTTATTTTGACTCAGGAGACATTCATGGAGAGCTCTTGGACAACATCGAGGCAATGCACCGGAACAAGGGATTGCTCAAGAAAGTAGAGAATCAGATTGAGGATTGGGTAACGAGATAACATGACTGAACAGAAAAAAGAACTTGAGGCTCAGCTTTTGACTCAACTTCGCATGCTTACCACCAATCTTGAAGTCGTGTCCAATAAGGTAGATTATCTTGAAGACGTGAAAATCTCTTTTAGGGATTTTGTTGACCAGGCTACTTATTGGCCTATTGACTATAATAGATTAGACAAGCTGGAATATTGTCGCCGAGATATTCAATTAGCCGCAAATTCGTCTAAGGAAGCATCGGATTATTTCTCCTCTATTATTTATAAGACTAAAGATATAATGTCAGATTTAGAGAAGATCGTTGATAATCTTCCTGAAACACAAGAATTAAAAATGAAGCAGGAACTCATGAAAGAGACAAACGAGCTAGAAAAGCGAGAATTAGAGCTCAAGAAATCTATTGTATCTAAGCAGTCCGAGTCCGAGAAGATTAGTAAGGGCTTAAGAAGACTGGTTGGCTTCTCTTCCGTGTTAGTAGTTTCTTTCACCACGGTAGGAATTTTATTTCCATATGTTTGGGTATTGTGCGTCACAACCATCTTTGTGGGGATTATCACATTGTTTATTGGCCTTAATATGCTCTTTGGTCTCCATAAAGACGGTATACTAGATGCTGGAACATTGGAAAAGGATAAAGTTGAACTTGATTGGGTACAAACCAAGAAAGCACAACTATTTTTGGAGTCAAACCAGTGAAAAACGCAGAACAAGAACTCTTCCAACTAGAAGAGGAAGCGATCAAGCTTCAAACCGCAATCGAAAATAAAACCCTTGAACTCAAAGACCTCAAGCGCAAGACCTTGTATGCAGCAATCTTCTACGCCTTCATCGCAGGCGTATGCTTCAGCTCAGCATGGAACCAAACCTCTGACCTCAAAGCCGCGGGGCTCATCGCTTGTGGGGTGCTATTTGTCGGAATGTTCGGCACATGCCTTACCGACCGGAAGGATGAACTCAGCCTCAAGAAAGGTCTGAACCACATTGAAGCGAAACTTCGGCAAAACGAAAAGAAACAAGCCGACCTACTACTAGGGATGTAAAAAATGATTCTCACCATCATCAACATTGCGCTACTATGTGCCACATGTACCCTGTCTTTCCTTTCAGCAAAGATTCTTCGTGACACCTCCTACATCAACGGACGGATTGCTGAACTGGAAAAACTCAAGACTGCATTGGAGAACAAGAATGAGTGATACGTTATCAACGGTAATTTTTGCTTCCCTTGCAGGTCTGTTTGTTATCAATTACTATCTCGCCAAGAAGGATCACCAGAAAAGTGTTCAAGAATATCAAGAAACAGTTCAAGAGCTTCTACGACTTGTTCGTGAATTTGATGCGTCGCACGCCGAAACCGGAAGCGGAAACCCCGAGACATCTTCCTGAATTTCCGGTTGAGAAGTGGATTGCGTCACAATCCCTTATGGCCGCTTGACACCATCCCTCTTCACACTTACAATTAAATCATCTTCTTTCAGAAGAGCCCTGGTAGGTTTACACGTCTTCTACTATCTCCCTTTTCACCCCTTTGTGACGTATAGAGTTCGATTCTCTCTCAGGGCACGGGTTCAACCCCTCGCAGTACAAATGGCAGTTTCTGTGTGTGTGATAGTATAAGCTGAGGTTCAACAACTGAGGCTTAACAAGCCCCCGGTATAGCCGGGGGTTTTGTGTTACCATAATCACTATGACTGAAACCAATCCAGAAATGGAAAAAGCACTAGCTGACGTGCTAAAATTTGTTGATGAGAACACCAAAACCAGTGAGAAGAAACCGTTCTGGCCTGGTGTTATTTTTGCCTTCGTGCTTGTTGCCGTAGGCTATCTGACGTTTGAATCGTGGTTTGCAATGGGGCAATACGTCCTTGCTTCTGTGGTTCTTTTACTCTCTATGGCACCGCTCTTGGTGACAGAAAAGGAATAGACATGAAAGAATATCTTCAACTCAATTCCCAGCTTAACCTGGTTGGTTCAGATGGTAAGCCGCAGTTCGAGAAGGATAAAGAAGCATTAGCAAACTACATTGAGACTGAAATAAAACCGCGGGACTACTTCTTGGTTCACGAGATGACCTTGAAGGAAAAGTACAACTACCTCAATGAGAATATGTACATTGATAGCGAGGTGGTATGTAAGTACGG